ATCCAGATCAAACTGGACTTCGCACTCTGGCATGTTAATATCTTTCTGAGGTGACGTTAGGGTTTCTTCTGGAGAGAAGAAGTACCGAACCTTTGACCGACCACTCTGATCAGATACTGTTACAGATTCATCTGCAAAGTTTAGATTAGGTTGATCAACCAAAGACAAGACACCAATGAACTCTTTGAGATCATAGATGCCAAACTTTTGGGTAAACTTATTATCGACTGTTGCAGACGCGAGAACATTCTTCGCTTCACTGATAGTCTTAATAGTATTACCCTCATTGATTAGGATATTAGGATTAATATCCGAAAAGTTTTTGAGAACATTTAGGGTTTGTTCCTGTAATTCCATAATATACTCCGTGGGTTAAACTCCAATAATTATACCACACTCTGACGCGAGTGTCAATACATTTTACTAAAGTTTCTTTCTTTTTTGAACTCGATTTTATTTTCAAACTTACCATCCAAGATGTCACCTTTGTGAGAGATAACGAATACATTTGTGTCTTCACCAAGTGTGTACAATATTTTCAGTAGATTTTCCACACCCTCATGATCCAGTGATGAGTCAAACGTTTCATCAAGTATCAGTAGGTTAGTGGCCACTGAATTCTTCATCTTTGCAATCTGTCTCCAAGTAAACAACAATGCTAAGTCGATACGTTGTTTCTCACCTTCACTGAATGAGTCGTAGGTAAATGCGTCTCTGTGTCTAGAACGTATTGTCTCTACGAATGACTCATCTAAGTTAAAGTGTACAAAGAAGTCTAGGGTTTGCAAGTATTGATTAGTAAGTTGATTAATTGCAGGTAGATACTGTTTTATTATTTTTGTTTTGATACCAGTATCTTTCAACATTTCCATCATCACAGCATTGTAGTTGTGTTCTTCAGATGTCTCGAACTTACTTTCCATCATAGATTGCTTCTCTTGTTTCATAGTTTCGCAATCCGATTGTGCAGCAGATAAATCTGCAGTCACCTCTTTATCTAAGAACTTCTGATACTCACCAATAGTTTTCTGTAAAGATGAGATCTCTTTGTTGTTAGATGTAATCTGTGTAAACTTGTCCCTGAGTGATTTAAGAGTTTGGTTTGTCTCAGATATCTGTGTCTCTACCCATACTCCCTGTTCACCTACAGACTTCTTCATGGATGTAAGGTTCTTTGCTTCGTGCTTGCACTCATCTATATTCTTTTTACGTAGATCATCTTGGAGTGCTTGTTTACATTCTGGACAAGTGTCATTCTCATCATAGAACTTTGCACGTTTACCAACACTGGACATCTTTGTTTTGATGTCCTGACTTTTTAGTAACAAGTCTTGCTTTTGATCTGAGAGATTACCCAGAGTTTGCTCGGTAGATTTTATATCATCATCCAGACCCTGACTCAGTTCGTTATTTTGTTTTTGAATATTTTCTATTTCTTTTTGAGAATCTTCTATTCTCTGTTCGTATTCTTTTTTATTGTCTTCCGTAAGAGTTTTGATATCACGTATGTACTTCTCTTGTGTTTCGATCTTGTTGTTGTGGATATCAATCTTGTAATTAAGATCCTGCAACTTATCCTTGACAATGTTTTGTTTTTCTTTTAATAAAGAATTCATCTTAGAGAATACATTGATATCCAAAAGATCCTCGATCACATCCCTACGATGTCCACTCTGCAGTTGCATGAAAGGAATAAAAGAGGAGGAACCCAACACCACAACTTGGTGAAACGATTTGTGATTCAGTTTCAAGATGTTTTGTTCGAGGATCTTCTGGTATTCTTTGGCATGTGATGATTGGTTTATCATCAAACCATTCTTGTGGATCTCAAATACGTTTGGTTTGATACCTCGTGTAACCACGAAGTCATTGTCACCAATAGAAAACTTAACAATGACTAACGTACCTTTACCGTTGATTGAATTAACCAACTGAGCCTTGGTAATATTTCTGTGAGGTTTACCGAATAATGCAAAAGATATAGCATCGAGCATAGTGGATTTACCTGCACCATTATGCCCAACAACTAACGTACTCTTTGACTTATTTAAATCAACTGTTGTCCACTTATCACCAGTGGATAGGAAGTTCTTCCAGTTAACCTCTGTAAATCTTATCATGCAATTTCCAATGCCTGTGCTTCTGTCATGAGTTCGCGCATCTGAATTTTTATCTTATCTTTATCCAGATCCGTATCTACACCGTCAATGTATGAGTCTACAATCTTTGGTGTATCATCAAACTCCATATTATCATCATGTACATTTTCACCTGTGAACTCTTGAAAGTTCTCTGCAATCTTTAGTTCGTGTATATTCTCACTTTGAATACGATCAATAAAACGATCAAATAAAAATGTGTCTTGTTTATTGACAACCACAACCTTCACAAACTTCTGTTCACATTGTGATACGTCATAGTTATTATAATCTATTTTCTCATCATTGTAAAGTACTTTATGAAATAAAGTGTGTGGATTTAGAATCTTTTCCACCTCTCTACTTTCTGTATCGATGACATGAAAATACTTCTTGTCGTGAGCATCAGACCAAAAGAACTCCATCTGTGACCCAAGATACCAGATGTTATCCTGTTGAGATCCAACGTGATAGTGACCAGTTAGCACCTTCTCAAACTTAGAAAAGATCTTACGATCCATACCATGCACATTCTTGATACCACGCATCATTTCAAACCCATCTAGTTCTAAGTGTGCACCGCACCAATCTGCTTTACAATTCTTGATGAACTTCATAGTATCGTCATAGTTCTCTTGATTGATCCAAGGGATCATTGCCATCTTGAGAGATCCATACTCCATGACTGTAGGTTCCATAATAATATGGATCTCGTTCATGTAGTAACCAAGTAGTTCTTTCAGAGAATTTAAATCATTTGTATTTTTGTAATACGTGTCATGGTTGCCTGGAATAATATCCATCCGCATACCAAGTTCACGCATAGGATCTAAGAATGATTTACGACTGTGGTTCTGTGCCTTAAAGTTCATAAACTTACGATTATCATAATAATCACCAAGGTGAATAATTTGTTTGATATCATGGTCTTTACAATAAGGAAAGAAAACTTTAGAATAAAAATCAGCAGCATTATTAAGAAAAATATCAGAACTATTTCTAATACCACAGTGTGTGTCATTTAATACTGCAACCTTCATTTAAGGAACTCCGACAAGTCAGAGTCAGCATGTACTGCACGTTTCTTTTTTAGTTTCTCTTCTTTTGCGAATGCTTTCACTTCTGTGTCCTGAGTTCTTACTTTATCGATACGATCTCTGAGTGTGTCAACAAAAGATCCGACAACACCCATGGTGTAATCATCGGACATATCTCCATCAACAAAGTTCTCAATACCTGATCTCGTTAAATATTTTAGTTTAATGTCTTGTTGTTTTTTCTCTTTGGCAATCCTGCGTAGGAACGCATACCATGTTATCTGTGTAAAATATGCGAATGCATTTGGTTTACCAGTTCGGGTTGCTGCCTCTATGTCGTAGTTCTCTATTGCTTTCAAACAATTTTCAACTGCATCCATAACCATTTCTTCGCGGTATGTGTAGCGAATAAAATTAGATTTGTGAGACAAACCTTCAGCGATACTAAGAAAGCACTGAGCTATATAATCTGGTACTACTGGAAGAGTTTTACTTGCTTGTTTTGCTTCATTAACTGTTCTAACATAAGTGACAACTGCCTGAGAAAAATCGGCGTTATTTACATAGTGTTCGCTCTTTTTATTTCTTCGTGGCATTTCAATTTCCTTTCATAACTATATTATATCAAATAATAAAGAGAATGTAAAATATTATTTTTTTATTTCAAACATAAAAATAGTGCTTGACAGAATCATGTTTTAGGTGTATAATTAATATGCGCCTTTAGGATAGGGGGAATACTAGTGCAATTTATCTGAGGGTGGGTACAGATGAATAACATTCGAGGATGCTGAGTCGTGGTGGGCGAGTCTTTGATTTTCACTGTGAAACTTTTCTTTCAAATATTCTACAATCTCATCCCTTGACATATCTGACGTGTCCATCATAACTTCATCTATATTGAGATCTCTCGATCCACTCATTGTCTGAGATTCTAATATAATGTCTAGAGCATTTTTAAAATGTAACTTGAGTATTGCAGAAGGAGTGGCCTCTCCAAGAATGTGATCTGGGTTGATTGCACTGATTTCATTTATATCTTCTTGAAATGCTACCCAAGGTTTGAATGAGTAATACCTTACATTCTGATCAAAGTCTTCTGCATGAAATATTTTTAAGATCTTACGAGCAATAATATCTCCATTGTGGTTATCTGTCTCATCGACATCGATAACCTCACAAACGATTTCATCGTTGTTTGTTAATTTGAACTGTCTTAGTTTCATAGATCTATTACTACCGTTTTATAATTGAACTGCTCTTTTTGATATATATTTTCTCTTTCTTCAGAATGTAATAGAGAATAATTTTTTCTCTTCATCCAACTAATATCATCACTAATATCATACAACGTGGTTTCCCTTCCATCATCACTTTTTCTCAATCCCCTACCAATAGATTGCAACACTCTAATTTGTGATTTGCTAGGTGATGCAAAGATTATATTGTGTAGGTTTCTTATATTTATACCTGTGGAAAACGTACCGAGTGACGCAACAATGATTGCATTATCCATTCCTTCTACGATTCCTCGTATTGCTTCCCTGTCAGATGTATTAGTTTCTCCAGATACAAAATATACTTTTCTGTCTTTTGATCTCTCTCTAATCAAATTGTGTAAGGGTTTACCATGTTTGTCAACATAATTAAATAACACCAGAGTATTTCCCTTGAGATCCAGTGCTAGGTTCCTGATAAATTTATTCCGTTTTTCGTGACCAACGATAAAGTCGATTTCTTCTTGGTAGGTTTTTTTCCCGAAAGTTTTACGTAACTCTCGTCCATATGAAAGAACGAGTCTCCTGATAGTGAGTGGGGCAAGAGTATCGTTATCCTGTAATTGCTTAGTGGTAGTGACTTTATATATCTTCCCGAATAGTCCTTGTAGAACCAGCTCATGCGTTTGTGACCCATCTAATGTTCCTGTTGTTCCAAATCTATATTCTGCTTCTGTACACTTGTTCATTATGTTCATCAATGACTTTGACTTGAACCCATGCACCTCATCTCCAAACACACAACCAAACTGTTCAAACCAAACCTTGGGTAGTTTGTAAATAGATTGCCATGTAGAGATAACGACTGCAGCATCAACTGCCTTGTCTTTACCAGAATAGATCCTGTGCATCCCACCTTCAGGCATACCATATTTAATAAAGTCACTGTGCATCTGTTCGACCAAAGATGTTGTAGGAACGATGATAAGAACACGTCCACCCTTTGGAAACGATCTACCGTCTGTCAACATTGCGTACCAGAATCTCGCAAGTGCGTAGATCATGTACGACTTACCAGAACCTGTCGGTGATAGTAAGATTGCACGTTTACGAACCAACGCCTCTCCCACTGACTGAAACTGATAGTCTCTCAATGGAAATGGTAAATTTAAATCATTTAAAAATTCAGTAAGTTGTTTTGGTCTGATATGAGTTCGGTCATCTGGTTTACCATATTTACTCGTCTCTGTCAATAGGTTATATTGACGTTTGTCTGTAAACTCTTGTAGATGATAATATAAACCAGCGGGTAATGTACGTTCTCTTAAAGTAAATAAACGTATCTTACCATCCCACAACTTATTACGAAAGGCGGGCATGAACTTATAGCCAGGAACATAGAACGAAAAGTATTCGTTTAGTTCTTGTGCTGTGCCATTGTCACATTCAATTTGTAAATCGGAATGGTTTAGTTTCCTGACTCGAATTGCTTCCACTTAATTATATTACCTATTGTCTGATGTCGCCAGTTAAGATTATTTATTATCTCACTTAACGTCTCAATCACAGTCTTGTAATACTCTATCTTTTCTTCAGACTTCTGGATCTCTGGATCTGAGTTGTAGTAATGTTCCATTTCACCTTTGAGTATCTTTAGACCGTTAAAAGGATCTGGTTCCCAACCTTTCTCCTCTAACTCTTCTTGAGACATCTTTCCATTGTAATATAACCACTTGTCTTTCAATAAAGACTTCTGTGCAAACTCTGCACGTTTCAACATGAGTTTTGTTTGGGATAGAAGTTCCAGATACTTGGCATGTAACGTAGGAGTCACACGTGATGATTCGTCAAGTTTTATCTGGTTTATCTTGCAGTCTTCAGACCACATTTCATGTATTTGTTTCAAGTCAATCATAAAGTTATTATATCACAGTTTTTATATAATGTAAAGTTATTTATGCTGCAGCACCAGAGGAACATCTATGAAAATGATCGGTATTAGTCAAATCACCAAAATATGTAGCACTTGAGGTTGTTGCCATATCTATTTCATAAATGTATTGGGTGGATGAAGATGCAAATCCTCCTGCATGATGACCTTTAGTTGCATTGTTACACCCATCAGTGAGTCTTATTGATATACCTGATCCTGCAAAAGTCCCATTACCAAGAGTGGCAATATTATGATATTCTATCTGACTTCTTCTATTCGACCCATCCTGAGTACCACCTGCAACCATTGCTATATCAGCGGCCGATCCTGAACCTGTCCCCATACCTGCATGTTGAGACCTAGCATATGCTAAAGATCCAAATGATTGACTACTAGCAGGTGTATCATATTCTCCATATTGCATACTACTAAAATAGGAAGTTTGGTTGTCCCCACCTGTAGTAACAAATCTCGTAGCATTGCCTGCCATTCTATGATCTTGCAATGTCATAAAAGACCCGAAACTTGTACAGGTTGCACCACTTACCCCACCAACTGGAAAATAATCGACATAGGGTGACATACCTGAGTAACTATTATGATAACCATGATAGTGTATTCCTCTACTACCATTGGTTTGTGCAGATCCGTTCATTGGTGCAGATCTTAATGTAGCGGCATATCCATTTGTAGCATTACCCAAAGTAGCAGATGCCCAATATTGAATATTACTGTTTTCGTGTATCTGGTAAATATAAGTTTTGTCACTACAAACAGGTTGATACAGTCCATAGGTTGGTGAGACT